TATTTCCCTGTGAATATATATGAAATAATAATTCTTTGTCCACATATTTTTGTCTTATTTCATTCATTCTATTCAAATAATATGAATTGGGGGTATTCGCTCTATCTCCAGCTTCACCTTTATCGTGTGAATTTTCGCGGCGTATATGTATGGATATATTCATTTTATTATTTTTAAAAAAGTCTCTTTCTTTGTTTTTCCAAAAACACTCTTTTATAAATTGCATTGATTCACTATTGCAACACTCATCTATGTTTTCCTCAAAGTCATTTATCATATCATAAAAATGAATTACAGTCGATGTAGAATCATTATTTTCTATATTGGATTGTAAATTCATTAACTCTTCTAATTTGTTTGTATAATATGGGTCATTGTCATAATTATGAGCTACAGTTATGAAGGGCGAATACTTATATTTCATATTATGTTTCATACAAAAAATATAAGTTGTTATAATGGTTTGATATTGTGCACCAAAGCCATCTGTTCTTATTTGATGGGTATAGCTCATTATATATTACAATAAATTATTTCTATGTTTATTATGTATTTTTATTCTCTATATTCTTCACACACCACCAATTCCAAGAATTTTCTGTAAGATATTTCGCGATTTTGATTTTGGTTGTAAGTTCTCCTGGTTCTCTTGTTTTTCGATGCTTTTGTATTTCTTTTGTGTCTTCTTTCGTGAATTCACAGAACTGTCCATTTCAACCAGACTCTTTCGTGTAACCGATTTTCCTCGTTTTTTCCCAACCGCTGCACCTACTGCAGCCCCCGGCGAATATTTGAAAAACCATGCATTCCATTCCGCACTATTCCGTTTATGCATCAATTCCTTGAATTTTTCCGCCTTTTCTGCACGAATCGATTCCAATGTCGGCTGTTTTCCATAACAGGATATACTGAATCGTTTCAGTAAACCCCGCTGTTCCAATCGATTCTTTTGTTCGACCTCAAACAAGAACTTCGCCATACACAAAATACGATTGCTGTCAAAATATTCTTTGTCTGCATAAATAAACGCCAAATAGAAACTCAACATGGTATCTATTGTTGCCACATTGATTTCCTTGTTTCCGATTTGTATGGTATTGTAATTGTGACACGCAATCGGCTTAAATATAAATGCTACGGTTTCTTTTCCAATGCGCACCTCAATATGTTCGGGTATCACGTCATCCAAGGAATCGTGCTTTACTGTTTGAACCGTTTTGAATCCAATTTCTTCCAACCGCTCTTTAATTATTAAAGCAGACCTCTCCGGGTCTTCTGCCAACACATCAAAATCCGGTATCTGACGTATTAATTTCTGTTGGGCAGCATCCATGTATTTGGAATACAACGAACTCGCATACCCACCAAAAAACACCACTCCCTGTTCAATAAAGGAATCGCGCACGCTGAAATACACGCGTTCTGAATCGGATGCATCCAATGTCTCCACATCCCGCTGAAAATCTACAGTATGACAATCAAACGGAGGAACCAATGGATAATATTTATTCAACAAAGTTAATCGTTTGAGAACCTTTTCCCAACGAGACACATCCCCCGCAGGTCGCGACAATTCCAAATACATGGACATGCGCAAATAATTCGGCGGACAATATCGAATACCAGCAATCGTAATCGTATCTTTACCAATCGACCTATATATATCCGAATGCAATTGTGTGATATCTGCCATAGGAATGTAATTGACAAACACCTTGTATGTTCCTTTATGCACACCCGATTTGGCTTCTGTTTCTAAATATCCCGCGGCATAAAAGATGTCCGACAGTTCTTTTGCATCCTCTAAAGCATTCTGTGAGAAAAAGTCATAATCGGGCACTTCAATATCCCGGTCATAAAATTGTGCGTATTTTGGTAATATGTTATTAATCGCCGTTCCTCCATAACAAATGAGCTTTTTGCGAATTAAAAAATTCTCTAAAATCTGAATCATCTGTTTGACATCGTCACTATTCGCGATTTTTTGTTTCTGTAAAATATCGGTTTCATCTACTGCATGTCGCAATATTGCCAATTCACAATCTTCAAATGACATTTTGTCATCACATAACGGTGTATTATATTTTTGTTTTGTGGATTGTCTTTTGATATGTTTTGTATTACGGGAATGTTTCATGTGTATACAACAGTATATATTTACATTATATATTGTTATTCGCGGTGATTCGTAGTGATTCGTGGTGATTCGCTCCTTATACAGAGATTTTATCTACATTAATCGTCGGTCCATTGGATGCCGCATAAGAATTCAATTCAGGCATCAATAAAAAGGAAGTCCCCCCAGCATCATTAAACGTCATTTCATATGCACCCAAATTGGATACACCCAAGGATTGTGTGCCATTTAAATAAGACGACATCCACGCCATCATCGGCAATATATGAAAGGGGACACGGTCTTGAACGGTTTTTAATATATCCACATTGTTTGTCAACAACACATGTTTAGAATCAAATGGAGCCACTTCTGTAATCATTTGTTCAGAAGAAGAGGGTGCCGGTAAATTACCATAATCTATGATTTGCATTCCTTTTGTATAGGGGTCAATATGTATTTTGGAAGACAATGCACCTGTTTTTTGATTCATGCCATTGCTATTTTTATCCATAATAATCACTACCTTCCCCATGATTTTTTCCAGAGTAGTTTTTGGTGTAATTGCTCCCCCATTATATCTAACAGGTTTCAATATGTCTAATGCCTGTTCAATTTCTCGATTTAATGCATTGTTTTTTCCGCGTTTGGATAATTTGGTTTCATCGGAATCATTCACAGAGAACAATTGATACATTGGACGAATTTGTATAAAGAGAGGGTCTTCCAAATTCGGAACTGGATGTTTAAATGCATTTTGCAACACTGTATCTAATATTTCACTAAATAATACCGCATTATTGGAAGAGGATGGGAACGCACCTTGGTTTGAACATCCAACAACAGCTTTAGGTACATTGGATGGGGTTTCCCCCTCTTTCGGGGTCGGCAATGCATAAAATACTTCAAAGTCCAAGAAACGATATCCGCGACTCAATACATATATGACCATATCCGTGGAAACAGATTCTCCATCATAGGCGGAATCAAATGAACTCTTGATTACAAATGAATCCAGTGTTTTTTTCTGATTCGCAGGAGACACGCGCGTCAGAGCCAATGGGAGTTTATTTGCATTCTCAATCGCAATTACATTTTTATTGGTGTATGTAGAAAATCCTTCGGTTTCACTGATAAGCTCAACACGTTTTTTAAGGAGTCTAAATAAAATATATAAAAACATACAAAAAATGAGAACCAATATGATTTTTTGTAAAATATTCTTCATGTGTATTAAGTTCGATTATAATATAACACTTGAAAATAAAAACACGAGAAATACCACCGGAAGCCGATAACCGAAACAATAAATCGAAACAAAACAAAATAAAATTATATTATAAGTATATTATAATATAACATATGGCTGGTGGAATATTAAATTTAATATCTACAGGAAACAATAATATCATATTAACAGGAAACCCAACAAAGACATTTTTCAAGGTCACTTATTCTAAATATACCAATTTCGGATTACAAAAGTTTCGCATTGATTACGATGGTGCGAGAGACCTACGCCTAACAGAACCTTCTGTATTTTCATTCAAAATGCCCCGATATGCTGAATTATTAATGGACACTTACCTTGTTCTCAATATCCCAACTATATGGTCCCCCATTTATAATCCCTGCCCAGAAACCGGTAATATGTGGGCTGCCTACGATTTCCGCTGGATACGAGAACTGGGAACCAACATGATTTCAGAAATTACAATCACCTGTGGGTCTCAAACCATCCAACGATATAGCGGGGAATATTTACGCGCTATGGTGGAACGCGATTTTTCAGCAGAAAAAAAGGAACTATTCGATAAAATGACGGGAAACACAATCGAACTGTATGACCCCGCCAACGCTTTCACTCGAGAAAACACATATCCATCGGCTTATTATACCACCTCTGGACCCGGTGCAGAACCCTCTATTCGCGGAAGAAAACTATACATTCCAATGAATACATGGTTTACACTGGATAGTCGATGCGCCTTCCCGATGATAGCCTTGCAATATAATGAATTGTATATTAATGTCACGATGCGACCCATTCAAGAGCTATTCCAAGTAAGGGATGTGTTTGACAGTCCCAACAATTACCCCTATATCCAACCCGATTTCAATTTACCGCAATTCAATATGTATCAGTTCCTACAAACACCTCCACCGGATTTAACGGTGCCGAATGCATACCCCAATTTGACAAACATATGGAATGCGGATATTCATTTGTTATCAACCTATTGTTTTCTCAGCGGCGAAGAAGCACGCCAGTTTGCAGCAGAAGACCAAGTGTATTTAGTAAAAGACGTTTTTGAATACACATTTAATAATATCACGGGCACACAAAAGGTGAAATTAACCTCTTCTGGTATGGTATCCAGCTGGATGATTTACTTACAGAGAAATGATGTAAATATGAGAAACGAATGGTCCAATTATACGAACTGGCCCTACCATACTCTCCCATCGGATATTGTATTAGCTCCCGCTCCTGGACCCCGAACCAATCCACCCGGTAGTCGCATCGTAAATCCAGGTATATTTATTACAGGCAATTTAGCACCTGAAAATCAAAAAGAAATTTTAGAAACAATGGCAATCGTGTTTAATGGCGATTATCGCGAAAATGTATTGGAATCCGGAGTTTTCAATTATGTGGAAAAATATGTGAGAACAAAGGGTTCCGCAAAAGACGGATTATATTGTTATAATTTTTGTTTGAATACAGACCCTTTTGAATATCAACCCTCGGGTGCCATCAATTTAAGTAAATTCAGAATTATTGAATTAGAGGTCAGCACACATGTGCCTCCATTTGATGTGCAAAATATGTCTTACAATATCATTTGTGATGCGAATGGGAACCCGATTGGAACTTCCAAGTTGAATTGGCGTCTGTTTGAATACAATTATAATATGAAAGTGTTTGAAGAAAGATACAACGTATTGTCATTTATGGGTGGAAATTGCGGTATGTTATACGCAAGATAATAGGAGAATATTATATACTGTTATAATAAATATATAATATTCATGAGTTCAACATGGAGAAATAAAGAGACAAACAATATACCTCATAAGAGTGGGATTCCGATAACTTCGCCTCCTTCTCCTCCTGAAAATTTCAAGAATATACCCATGTTTGAAGTATTGCATCCGAAGGTGCCTTCTAGCGACCCATCGGTTACCAAAGAGTTCACTGAAGAGGTGACAGAAGGTTTCGATATAATGGGCGACGATTATTTTGAAAGCTGTAAACGATATATCAGATTAAAGGGTCTCGCTGGAATCAGTGATTTTATAAAGGATAAATTTAAGTTATTATATACAAATCCAGTGGAGAAATTAGATGAATCTATCGAAGATACCATTTATTCTGTATTATATGGGTTGTTATTAATGACGGGCGAACAATGTAAAGATGATACATTATTGGAAAAACAGACAAAGGAGAAAGCATTTTCTGGTTTTTGGTGGATTAAAGGTTACGGTTCTGAATTGTTTACGACCATGCAAGAAGCATTTTCCGTGCAAGATAGTCCGTATTTGACAAAAACAGTGGATTCTTTTAAAAAAAATCACCCGGAGTTTATTACAGATAATAATATTTACAACAAGGTGGTTGAATACTATGTATCCCAACTAAATGAACGCGAAACAAAACTAAAACGAAGAATAAAAGACACTGAACTATTTCAATTCAATAATTATTTCGATAACCAGTTGAATTTACCAGAAGTTCAATCCAACATACTCAAAATAAAAACGTCGGCTACTACCCAAACAACAAAAACTGCTTACAGAAATACTATGTCGGATTATCAAAAATATTATAAAAATACGGCTCGATTCAAAATATACAATAAAGAACCGATTTCGTATTATGCATTCAATAATACATATTTCGACCTGTCAAACGATACAGCGCCGCCCGGTTCACCCGCATCCGATAATGCAGAGGATAAGAACTACGCATTTTCCATTGATTTTAATAAGAGCGAAACTGTCCCAATACAAAGTTTTCTGGAGGATGTTCTCACACATTACACATCCATTCTCGTAAAAAAGAAAAAAACTGGGTCTTACAAACACAATATATTGAAATCAAGAATTGGCACTGTATATACAAAACTATTAAACTACTTGGAATTCCAATTTTATCGTATCTATGGTGTATTCTTCAATGAAAATCATTTGGCTATGTTTAATCATATTTTTTATATATTGTTAAATCAAGATAATCAAGATAACAACCTTCTTAATGGTTCCAACAACCCTTACAATAAAACCGATAATAAATATTTTAAATTTGGAAAAAAAATAATGAGTGAAATTTACCAAACCTTGTTTCAAGAGATATTGGACTCAACATCAAAGTTGCCTTATTTGTATACGTTGGAACCAACAGATAAATTAGATTCAGATGACGATATTGATATGCAGATTTTTTATAAGTATAATTACATGCTGTTATCACCCGATGAAATGATCCCTAAAGATGGTATCATGATTTATCCAGCAGGTGTATTAAATTCAGATAACGCAAATGTATTAATCGACTATATTTTGTTACCGGAACCACCATTTGAAGTCGAATCTGACATGAAAACATATTATACAGAAGAATTGACGGAATGCGAAAAGGAACAGGAAAGAAAGAAAAAGAAAATCAAGGGGTATGCAAAAACCATCAAAGAGGAATTATACAAGATTCTATTAGCTCCTGTAACTATTTATATTGCCTATAACTTTTATTATTTGTTTTTCTTTAAAGACTGCACTGAATCTGTAAAAACATATAACGAAACAACTGGCGATACAGATTACAAGAATACTTCTGATAATTGTACAACTCCCATATTTCCCGATGTAGAAACTTACTTTCATTATTATGAGGAACACAAACTCGATTTGTTGTTTGAACTTTTCTTCAAACCAGTAAAATTCTTATATACATTAGCCAATTCACTCAAGGCTATATTTCGTAATGAATTCTCATTATTATCCGCAAATGCAATTGTTCCAAAAGATGAGTTTCCATATATATTTTTGTTTGCCTGTATTATTTTCTTTTACAACTATTTAATTTATGATTTTTCCAAGAATGAAGAAGGTAACTACAAATATGTATTGTCTATTTTCAACCACATTATTGGATTAGACTTTGATAAATTGAATGAATCTGTAACAGGACTACGAATGGACCAATTACAAGTTAATAAAACCGAGGATATTGAAAGTATTTTAAAGAAAGGAGGTATTGCAGCCTATGTATTTATGATTACGATTCTATTTTTTACAGAAACAATGATTCATCATATTGGGGGTGTTTCAATAAAATCCATGTTTAATAATATTGCGACAAAAGCGTTTTCATCGGATGGTGTTATAGATTCAGATTACAAGAAAGATTATGAAAATAGTTGGTTGTTTTGGGTAACTAATACCACAAATCCATTGGTTGGTATACTCAAATTTTTGTATATGTTGTTTTATTGGTTTTTAAAAGGCTTTATTGTAGTTAAATTGATTCCTTTGTCAATAACCATTGTTATATTGTATTTTATATACAATATGTTTGTCGGAATATACAACAATTCAACTGCAGATGTATCCATGTTTGATAAGTTCGACTTAATGAATCGGTCGATATATACGAAATTATATAGTGAATCGTCAAACACAATAATGTTCATGATAAAATCAGTTTTCTGGTTTTTATTCTTCTATTTGTATGAATTTATTGCAATTTTGGTTCTCATTATATCTCTAACAACCATTTTGAAACGTATTGATTCGAATGAAATAACTACAGTAATATCCATGTTCTTTTTGTTTTTTATTGTAGGTATTGTGTTGTGGTGTGCATATAAATATAAATTAATAAAACCCAAACTGGATGGTGATTATATGCGATATGATAATTCCAAACAGTTTAATATGTTTAATTGTAAAGATGAATATGAAAAGGAGACCGACAATCATATGTTGAATATTTTTGTTGCAAGCGATATATACAATAAGGATATTATCAAACAATATATGGATAAAAGAAAAAATGAAATCGAAAATAAAACACCATCCGGATTACAAAAAAGTTTTGGGTCCATGGTAAATTTTTTCGGGGATAAAATGAAGAGTGCAAAATCATTTTTGGAAGACAAAACGGCAAATGTTGAATCGACCATAGGAAGCGGTCTCACAAATGTGAAAGATTTGCTTTTATCCAAGGCTGCTCAAACAAAAGATGGAGCAAAAGCATTAGGTGAGGGTGCAAAATCACTTGCAACTGGTTTTGGTAACCTTTTTTCTAAGAAATAATCTGTTTTCTTATAACATTATGAATGGTAAAAGAAAACAACTCGGTAAGGTGGTATTACAGTGGAATATGGATGGGTTCTTCTGCTGCGGCGGATGAACTCACGGATGGGCTCACGGATGCTTTAGTTGCACTCGCTAATTTTTGTTCCAGGTCTTCAATGCGTTTCAAAAGAGTTTCTACAAACAAAGGATTTTGTGTAGGGGTCGTCGTATCGGACAGTGGGGGAAGTGCCGGACCGATGGGTCCAGATTGTGTCTGCATTCCTTGAACAACTGACTCCAAAAACTGATTTCTTTCTGTAAGGAATTTGATTTGCTGAAGTTGTTGATTCACGATGGTAATAATTTGGTCATTCGAAATCGGTCGGGGTGGTTTGCCTTCTTCATTAATCATGAGTTGACCACCGTACGGTCCACCCATTCCTTGTTGCATTTGTTTCTGACGGTCTGCTTCGATTTGTTTGATTTGTTCCAACACATCGGGTTTCATTTTAGGTTCTCCTGGTTCATAATCTTTCAACAATGCATCAATGTCTTTCATGAAAAAGTTCTTGATGGGTGCCTCTTTAGCCTGTCGGATAAACATATCCACTGTTTTGGGGGATTCTTTTAAAAAATCCGGGTGTGGGTTCTCCAACAATTTACGTTTATCAAATGTATTGTGTTCATGGGAGAACACCAAAATCGTTTTTAATGGGTCCAATTGAACAAAAGGAACTGTATAATTTTTCAAGAAAACACGTTCTTCTGCGAGTGCCGCATGGTCTTCATATGCACAGTCTTTTAACATGGCTGTTCGAAAGGCAAATGTTCCGGCAGTTGCATGGGTCGGAGAATAGGGTCCCGACTGATACATTTTTTGTATGTGTTTGAAATACACGTAAATTTCACTAGAACCCGCGCACATTGCCTGACGATTTTGCATCAATTTATCCACTGCATGGCTGACGCGTTCCGGTGGGTAATAATCGTCATCATCCATGTAAACAATAATGGTTCCTTTCACATATTTGTGCATGTAATTGCGTTTCTCACCAAGCGCCATTTTTCGTTCTTCGCGAAAATACCGGATTTGAGG